TCACGAATAATTTCTGCATTTGCTGTAGTTCCTACAGTCATCACAATCATGCTTTGGTTATTCACAAAAGCATAAGAACTATTTCCTGCTGTATTTGATGTTGCCCATAAACCATTATCAGAAAAACGATGTGTGCTATCAAAAAGAGTATATGTATCTGATGTTCGAAGCCGACCAAAAGCATCTGTCATTGTGCCAGACGGTGAAAGACGGTCCGACAACATATTCACTTCATAACGAGTGAATACTTGTCCTGAATCTATCTTGTGTAGGTCGGTTCTAAACTGTGCCACTTAGCAGTTCCACTTCCTTAATGCTTTGTTGATACGGCTATCTGGATCATTGGCAGTTTTAGCAGATGTTAAACGCTTCTTCATTCCACCCATACGAGCACAAAATGATTTACGGCGATTGGCTGACTTTGAACCAGGTTTTAATTTACTTGGCTTTGTAGTAACTGCCATAGAAAGTTTTGAACCTGGATTTTCACGGCGATACGATTCAATACCTTTACGATTCAAACCGCCAGATTCAGATTTACCTTCTTTGCGTTGCCATGCAGCAACTTCATCCAAATATTCTTCGTGTAATTCTTTTACACTTTTAATAGTTTTTTGTTGATGGTTTGGATGAACTTTTACATGAGAGTTATCAATTACATGCCTTAGAGCATCTTCATGGCTACTGTGCTCATTTTCTCCTCTAAATTCTACACCTTTAATGTGTTTAAATTGATGGTGTGGAGAACCAGTATGATGACCAGAATGTTGAGAAGTATGGTAGTCGCCATCTTTATAATGGTCGACATAACCAATATGATGCACTTCTTTGGAACCATGAGGTTTGTAATAAACTCCATGGGTTGATCCTTCTTTATCTGAATATTGTTTATGCAGATAAAGAGTGCCGCCGTTACTTTCTTCCGTGATAAATGATTTAAAAGATTTCATCCTATTGGCCTTTTAGCTTTAAATGTTTTAATGTTGATACCTTTTTGTTTCAATACATTATCATTAAAATCACTCATTGATGTAGCATCTTCACCACCGGCACCAATTGCTTCTTCAAATGGTTTTTTATTCTGTTTTGTTTTCAATGACGGCCTCTGTGCATTTTCTCCACCTGCCGACAAAGATAAACCAGGTTCAATGCCTTTGTCAATTGATTCTTTTACTTTTTCTTTTTGGCGGGAGCGGATTTGCCCGAGCGTGATTTTTGGGGTTGGGGTTTCTTTGTTGGTGCCTTGGATTTCGATGCCGGTGCCTTTGGCGTACTCGTTGGCGCTGGTGAGCTCGGTGTAACCTTCTGAGATAAGTTGTCTGCTCTCTCCTGTGCTACTCTGGTTGATCCGTCTAGCGGATGAGTTTGACTCTCTGATTTGCCAAAAAGGTTTTTGATTAAGTTCAACATCTTCATTCTCCTCATTTATTTTAATAACATAGCCATTTTTATAAGGCATGACTGTACCATTACTTGTATGTGCTTCTCTTGCAGCTGCGGCACGAAGCATAAATGTTCTTACTTTACCACTTTTATCTTTTAGAAGTTTAATTTCTTTTTTCTTTTCTTCTTCTAATTCAATCTCATCGATTCGTGTACCAAGCAATAGGAGGTTTAATGATGACGAATCAGACAACTGATATGATTCTGATAATTTACCTTTGCCAAAGTTAGATACATTAATTGGTGCACCTTTACGCTCTGGATCTGGATCATGTCGGCGTTTGGCAGAAACAGCAGATGCTCGTTCTTTCTTACTCAACTTAGCACGCTTTTCATTCGACATACATTTTGGTTTTGCTTCGCCTGGTTCACGAGCACATGGACCAATTGCTTCGCCTTTGCTGTTGATTCTTTTCCATCCACCTTTTGGATGTTTTGGATCAAACCATTGGCGCAAATCTTCGGTGAATACTTCTTCAAATTCTTCATTAACACCTTTCTTTGGTGCACCAGAAGAACTCGATACAGGAATATTTGGTTGCTGTGGTTCTTCTCTCTGTACCTCAACAAGTTTATCATGGATAGAACGATATGTAACTTTACCATTTTTACCGTAGCGGCCAAATCCATAATAAGTTAATCCTAATTTTCTAGCTTCTTCAGCAGCTCCAGAACCTGGATGTGGTGGCATTTCAGCACCTTCTTTTGGTACAGGCAATTTATCTGACAAATCTAATTCATGTGCAACCCATAAAGATGCTGCTTCTGATTTTGGTGGATCTGCTACGAATTGTTGAATATTTTTAAACAACTCTGTCATTTCATCTTTTTTAGCTTTAACAACATCCGGTGCGGCCGCTCTTAAATCTTCTGAGTTATCAAATTCAACATAACGATCACCAAACATTTTTGCTAATTCTGGTCTTGCGTTCTGAACTGCTTCCCATTTTTGACGGCGAATATCTTCTGGTACTGTTCTACCACCACGCTGTCCTCTTTCAACATTTCTTTGCGCTGATACTTCATCATTTGTATTGACCATAATCATTGAAGTATCATAACCAATTTCTTCTAAGCGATCTTTAATGCGACCAATCTTTTCATGGTCATCACCTGTGCCGTTAATGATAAGACCATTACGACCCATCAACGCTAAACGCTGACGTAATTCGGTCATATTTTTGGCTTTACCACGAACAACATCACGCTTTTCTTTTTCAGCTTCAGGCATTGTTTTATCAAGACCTTCTTTGTCCATCAAAAACTCTAAAGCTTTATCTGAATTGATTTCAGTAAGACCGTGACCATCAAGTGTGTTGCTAAGAACATAATCTTTACCAGAACCAGGACCACCTGCTAAAAAAACTGCTTTGAAAATGGCCTTATCATGCACACCTTCAATAAGCAATTCTTGGAAATCTTCGTTTACATCTTCGTTCATTCCCATGCCTTTGCGAACATGGTTAAACATTTCTTTTGCATGAGCATCAGTCATCGCTGAAGGAACACCTTTGCGAAATTCTTTGTAATTGCCATTTGAAGCATGCTCACGCATTTTGCTTGCTGACATACCTTCTACGCCTTCAGCATCTGGATCACGCTCACCGGCAGAATGAACTTCAATGTGTTTAAAGTTATAAGAACCATGTGGTCCTTTTACACCATTATATTTGTGTAGAAGTTTATGATATTCTTCGGCACGGTCTGAGCCGCCAACCATGTGGAAATGTGTTACACCTTGTTTGTGTAACTTTGCGGCTTGTGCTAGGAAATTTGGTGCAGATGCGTCAGATGACGATACATTGACGCCAGGAAAAGCACGCTTAGCATGCTTGAGTTTTTGTGCGGGAGAAAGAGGATTTTTCTTTGGATCTTGTGAGTGCGAAACAACGATATGTGCAGAACCACCAACTTTTTTGGCAATTTCTTGTACTTTATTGACAAGTTTTTCATGGCCAACTGTAATTGGGTTCATACGCCCAAAGGCCATTACTGCATGTTTTTCTTTCTGCTCTAGCAGAAAATCGCTAAATTTCATATCTCTCCCGCCTCTACAGCGTTACATTGATATGCTATTTATACGGTTTAATCTGTTCTAAATGTAACAAAACCACCATGCATTTTAGGAACTGAGTCTGGTTGCATGACTATTCTTGACATTCCTATCTCCATAGGAATCTTTTCGCCAACATTGCCTTTATCAAAAACAATGATAGAATCGTACACAGACATACATTTAACATTACGAGTGAAATAATCAGGTTCTTTCTGGCCTCTAGCATGATCTGCATTGATACTATCAATCATACCTTTTGCGACATTATTAATTGATTCTGGTTCTTTAATACTTCCACCATGAGAATCCCAATATGCTGCATGAGTATCTTCAATGAAGTAAATGCCATCATCTGCCAATTTTGGAAATAAAAATTGAAAGGTTTTATTAACATGAGCAACATGATGTGAACCATCATCAATAATCAAATCGAAAGCTCCAAATTCATCAATTAGACTTTGTAGAAATTTTTCATCAGTTTGATCACCAATACGAACATTTATGCCTTCTTGTTCATGCTGCTTGCATAAAGGATTAATATCTATGCCAACGATTGTAGCTTCTGGAAAATAATAACGCCACATTTCTAAAGAACCACCATTTAAAATACCAATTTCTAGTATCTTAATTGGTTTATTACGAATAGGAGTAAAATGCTTTTCGTAAATTGGAAAGTAATGTTTCCATTTTGTAATTTTTTTACCTTTATTTGTTGTAAAATAGTTCCATAGTTCCATTAGTATTTCTCCGTTTCACCTGATCCAGCAACAATGCCAGAGCATTTTATTCTATCAAATTCAATAACATATCTTCTATCTAGGCACAAGTAATGAGCATGTTCAGTATCAATTCCGTGTGTCATAACATTACTTATCATTGGTCCTATTGTTTGTAAGTAATTATCTAATAAAGATGGGCAGAAAGAATACATTCGTGTAATATACAAATGGTCAGTAATGTTTGTTTTTCTTTCTGGTGACATCCAAGAAGGGATAGATTTTTTAAAAACATATTTGCCATACATGTTATTATATTCTGAAATATCAAAATCTTCGTCTAATAAAGTTCTAGCAGAGTATTTAAAAATTCTTTTTACACCATGTAAAAAACCCATCAGTTGAGGATTTTGCTTGAATTGCATGAGTGTATTAAATAACATCAACAATTCAGCTTCACTTTTTTTGCCTGTTTTAGCAAAGTTATTAATATCTGGATGAGTAGTAAACCATAAAGCTTGACAATAGTTACCAATTATTTCCTTTATTTTATCAGGAACAGGTTCAGGAGATCCATCAACGAAAAGAACTGCCGCTTCAGGCACTCTATCTCTTAAATTATTTAAGGTGTTTATTGTTTGTTCTAAACGATCATCACTATTAACAACACCAATGTTAGCATTTAATGCTGAAGTGACGATGAATAGGTTTCTATCCGGTATAAAGCTCATAATTTTGTTTCATTGATTCAATCATTAATGATTCAATGTCCTTGTTTGGTTTCCAATTTAATAATTCCTCGGCCTTTTTCGTGCAGCCTAACGAAAACTTTTTTACTTCATTTTCAATTACAAAATCTTGTATGGGTTTGGTGCCTTCATATAAATCATCGTATCCTGACCAATATTTAGCAGGCGGATCAAACTTATAATCAAAGCTGCCAAAAGCCTTCTTCGCATATACAACAATATCACTTACAGAAGTTAATGTACCAGTACAAACATTAAAGATTTCTCTATCAGTTCTTGGCAATACTTTTTCAATCATTGACACCACATCATCAACATGAATATAATCTCTTGGATGATTACCAGAAGAATAGAGTGTGATTGGTTCTTTTCTTTTGACCTGACGCACAATATAATTCATCAGAGGTGGTGATTTACGGTGAATATCTTGCCGTGGGCCAAACACATTGAAGAATCGTAATGTAGTAATGTTCATATCATAGTTGCGTATGAATGATTGTATTGTTTCTTCCATTAGTTTCTTTGACAATGGATAAAACAACTTCGGCGTTACAATAGAAGATTCTTTAAATGGCGCTTCTTTTGGATCATTGTTCTCATAGATTGCTGATGTGCTAGCAACAATGACATGGATACCTTTACGGCGTGCTGCATTAAGTATATTGGCTGTACCGCCAACATTTACATCAATACAAGTGTGTGGATCTATTTCACATTGAGGCAAAGAAGAAATAGCTGCAAGATGAATCACCACATCAATCTCATGGTAATCAAAGTAATTTGATAATTGTAGATAAGGGAGTCTAATATCACCTTTGATAAATTGACAAAAGAATTCACCGTTCTCTTTTAGATTTTCTTCGTAGCCGTTATTCAGATTATCATAGGCAATCACTTTATGGCCATTCTGTGACAACTTTAATGATAGCGTAGAACCAATGCCGCCTGCAGCTCCTGTAATAAAGATATTCAAATCAAATCTCCTAAATCTTCACTATCTCTTTTGATATTGACAGCAAGGGCAGTAGGATATGGGTTTGAACTTGCATAATCATTTATCAATATTCGTTTGCTATGATGAATACCCATAATCAAAGGACAACCACCAAAACCCAATTCGTCTAGCATATTCATTGTCAATATGCCATATTTGTCCGGTCTGGATGTGGTAAATACAATCTTACATCCTCGCCTTTTTTCTTTTAATAGAGCAGTCACATTGTCCCAAAGTGGTTCACATGGCTCATTGTAGTCCCATTTTGATTTAACAATAGTGCCATCAATATCACAGAAGTATGTTGGTTTATTATTGAAATCAAACCAATCTTCTGCGGTGCCAACATCGATAAAGTTTTCTACTTCACTTTCAAAAAATATATTGTTTTGCGAAATCATGTAATCTACAATATTAGAAACAAATATTTCACCAGTTGTAGATAGTTTATCGAAAGCATCAACGAAACTTTGTGCTGTTTCAAACTGATAGCCACCAACACAGAAATGGTCACTTACAATTCTTTTCTCTACAACTGAATTGATGATGCCTTGGTCATTTGTAAGTGTGTAACTTTTGGCACCTGCCGTTCTTATACTTGGATGTTTTGAAAGGTTAGCAACATAGATTATATTACCTTCTTGTTCGTTTGTTTCATAAAAACCATCACAGTCTTTAATGAGTAAAGCAGAAGATAAATTGACACGACCTCGTTTGATTGCTTGATAAACGGTATCTGCTGGGCCTGAAGTAAGTTTATCTAGTATCACAATATCAATTTTATTACCAAATGCCTCATTTAATTTTTTTCGAGCCATGTATTTTTCATCATGCTCCTTTAGAATGACAATTGTAACACGGTTTTTGCCTATGTAATGTTCTGCTGCATTTTCAACCATTAATCGACCAGAATAATCTGTCAGTAGGTATTTTGGTCGCATATTAGGAAACCGTGATGAAGCACCGGCGCAAGGAATAATTACTTCCATAATTTTCTTATCTCACTTTCAACAAAATACTTATCATCATTAACATGCGTATAAGGTAAAACTCGCATCAACATTAGTATTAACAAATAATCACTATAATAGCAGGTGTATGTTTTAAGTGTATCTTCTAATACTTTTAGTTTAGAATCAAAAAAGAGAATATCTTTACGAATGAACCATTTACACTTAATATCCTGCATCAACTTTGCTAAATCAAATACATATGAATCATATTCTGTGGTCAATGGGTCAATCAATATAAAACCACCATTCACCTCATATAAAATGTTTTCTAGTGTCAAATCACCATGATATTCGGAAGATGGTAGTGTTTTTGGCAATTTAGCATACAACTCACTTGCAGTAAAAGGTAGTTCATATTGATTCCAAGGAAATACGGAAAGTTTTTGGTCATAAATTTTAGAATAATCTTTTTCTATCGTTTGACTGGACATTATGTTTAAAGTGTTTGTCAGAAATTCACAAAGTTTACTCACATCATGTGTTGTTAGATATGTTTTAATATCTTGGTGTTGGATGTATTCCATATCATATGCATCACCATATACATCCAACAATTTTGGTATTGGTAGATGAAGTCGAGAAAGAGCATCATATCGTTCCAAATTACGGCCAACGCCGCCAGTCTTTCGAACAAAGATACGATGGTCTTTCTGCATCAATTCAACTTTACTCATTGAATGGCCTTTCAATTGTTTTATTACTTTTGCCAAAATTCAAAATCTTCTCTCAACAATGAATGCCATGTTCCGTTGTGTGGGCCTGGTGGAAATGGATGATTTGGATTAAAGTAAACTAAATTTTCACCAACCAATCCTTTTTCACGCCAATTTGCAGCCATCATTTCTTCACCAATCATAATTGTGCCACGGTCATAAAACTTTTCAATTTGATTAAAACAATCTGCGTATTTGTCCATATTAGAAGAAGATGAAAAAGCAAACTGGTCATTACCAAAATCTCTCTGTGGTGTCATTCGACAATTTGGAATATAAAGTTTACTATTGTCCAATTCAGTAAAAGGTATTGTAAGATTGATAGCAAAATCGTAGCGAGAACGAATAACCCAATCGTAAGTTTTAGTTTTTTCTTCTTCATGTATAATTTTTAGTTCATTAGCTTTCATCAGAGAGTATGTTAGATTCCATGCAGCACGAGCAGGATCTTTTACTTTCCAATTTGGTTGTGGTGGCGGAACTCTAGTAAACTTCGACAGGTCATTTGTTAAAGGTTTTTCTATCATTGTTGCAACTGGTGCATAAGCAGAAACATCTTCTACACCAGGTGAATCCCACACATGACAAAATACATCTACATCATAAAGGTCTAATAAATTATTTTTGTGATATTCATAACCTTGTTTAACACATCTTGGTTGTCCACTTAAACATAATGCAATTTTCATTTTTTAATTTTACCTTTGTATTGATAGCGATAAATTACCTTCAAGTAAAGAGTATATGTTTTTTTCAAAATAGTTTTTTAAAATTAACATATGGGGGCAATATCTCTGCTTATTGTGTATTTCAATATTTGATTCTGATATTTTAACTAATTCTTTTAAATATTTAATAAATCCTTCACTAAAAGGAGTTCCAAATAAATCAACTATATTAGGATATAAAAAATAATCTGAAGCAAATTTATTAGGGATTATAGAAAAAATATCAGAAACCATACCATAAGAATGCTCACTTGGAGTTATGACTTGATCAGGATGAGCATTTATCATGTCTAAAACATTAATTTCTTTTTTAATGTCAATATCGTATCTAGTTGAAACAAAAAAATCATATTTTAAATTAACCAACTCAAAAGCTTTTCTTTTACCATAATGTAATGAGATAGAATTTATAAGTTTATCAGGAGTAACTAAATTTTTTGGATTTTTTTGTTGAATTTCTTTTTGCATTTCTTCAAATAGAGGAACATTAACATCATAATTTTCTATTAATTGTTTTGTAGGAATTAACACTTCATTTACAAGATTAACATTTGATTCTTGCCAATTATGGCAATATACATCTAAATTATTAAATTTAACAAATTCTGATATTTTTTGCCAAGTTTGCGTAAATGATCTTAATTGACCAGAGAGAAGTAAAGCTCCTTTTTTCATTTTATCCATATTTTGCCTCTAATATTTTTCTCCAATTAGGAATCCTATCATATTGATGAACAATTGTAAAGGGTATCCCGGTAGATGTTGTAACAATATTAACACTCATTTTTGGTTCCGCTTCTATTAAAAATGGCCTGAACTTTTCAATCTTTGTTGGATCTCCTGTCGTGCCAAGTTGTGCAGCCCAAGCATCTTCCGACCTCAAATATACAGAAGTTTCTTTATACGGCGACATTGAAATCATAAAGTTGAATGTAGATTGGTCACAAATAGGAATTGGTCTGCCTTGCGTGGCAACAAAGATATTACAAATCAAATCACGCAGAGCATGACCACGACCTGCAAGAACACCCACATTATAAATTTCATTATCTTTAAATTTACTGTAAATGAAATCACCAAAAGTTTGGTGTAGATTTTCATTTCCCCATGGTTCATCTTTGTAATACATGCTCTCAGAAGCAAACATCAGGTTCTTATCGTCAGTCAAAGCCTTTTCGATATAGTGAATCGGATTTTGTTGGAAAATAACATCTTTCACATCAGTAGTGATAGCATACCGATATTCATTTTGTGAAAGGTAATTGTAGATATGCAAGAATCTTTCCACATGCGGAGCTCGACCCGTTTGTGGATAAGTTAGATTTCCTTGTGTGTCTTGTTGAAAACCTACAACAATAAAACCGGCGTCAGAAACTTTCTTTACCGTATCTTTGTCGCAGTTCATTAGAATCAGGACTTTATCACCTTGAAATCCTGATTTGTTGATTGAGTTAACCCAATACTTTAAAACATTCCAATCGTAGTTACTGGCACCACCAATTATCAAATCTTTCATAACGACCTCATTGTATATTAATTACTTATGCTTGCTATAGTCCTTAAACCGTTTAATTTCTTGGCCTGGTGTTGCATTTTGATAATTTCGCCGAAGTGTGTCTGTTCCCCATTGGCCCGCACCAGCAACAGGCAATATATCAGGTTTTATTTCTTCGCTCACACTTTTATGAAGTTTCACATTGGTAACAGACTGCACATGTTTCCAAGCAGCTTGAGTATCTTTATTCTTTATATGTTGTTCGAGCTTCTTCTTTTGTTCTGCGTTGGCCTTTTGATGAAACTTAAACATTTCCATCGCACCAATATTGCCAACATAAGCGGCTTCGTCTACCTTACTTTTAAACATTAACCCCTCGTCAACTTTAATATTTTTTGCATTTGTTTTTCGATGATTGGTCCACGGTTTGGCCAATGAATATATGGTTGACTAGCAGTTTTATAAAGATTGGTAAGAAAAGGCATAATAATTTTTTCTACTTGTTCTAGCCTTGCTTTATATTCTTCAACTGTTTCATCTTTTTCGGCAATAACTGCCTGATATTCGGCCTCGTCAACTGTGGTAAAACCAAAGTCATCATCACCATATTGTTTAAGAATGTCATTGATGTTGTATGTCATTATTTGTCCCAATTCTTTGCTGCATTGAAGTTTGCTTGACTGAATTCTAAACGATCAACCAATTTAACAGCATTACCTTTTAATCTATCTACTGCAACAAAACCTTCTGGTGCAGTAATTCTGAAACCACTATCTGTTTTTACAAATGTGCCAATTGTTTTAACTGTTTCTAATTTACGAATAATCATTAGTTTAGCATCCACCAATAAATTTTGTAAATCAAAAATTGATCTTAGTTGCGCTGCATTTTGACGAAAAAACCGCATAAGTTCTGTTTTTGCTGCAATTCGTTTTCGTTTTGTTTCTTCTTTCTTTACATCAGCAATATCTTTATTTAGCTTAGCTTCAATCCAACGTATCAATTCAAGTGTGTGCTGGTTTGTATTGGTAATTTTTGCACCTTGGCGAACTTTAGCATTATTAAATGTTTTAATGTAAGTTTTAATTGTTTCGTTTGAAGAAATACGATTCAAAGTCATCGAGGACATACTTTGAAATGTGCGGCCCGCCAGTGAAAGAATTGTGGTTAATTGTTTTGTTTCTTCTTCTGTAAATGTAGCAGAACCAGAAATGTCAACAAATGAGGCATCACGGAACCAAATATCTTTGGTATTCGTAAGGCCACCAATATCAACATTAAAAGATGCCTTCATATCCTGCATCTTTTTGCCTGTATATGATGTATGAAACACCACACCTACCTGAGCATCTAGCATCGAGCGAGCCAGTTTAGTATCAGAAGGTACCGCATAGACAATGGTATTTGGTTGAAATGTAATGTAAGATTGATTATCGATTACTTGCTTGTCAATATCACCTTTTGTAAACATCATATCGCCTTGCAGGACACCTTTGATGCCAAGTTTTGGTAGATAACGCAAAGCTATTTTGAGTTTTTTATTCAGACCTTCTGTTGGATGGTTCTCATCAATGTCATCTTCTGTATAGTTTAATTTTGGATTGACATTGAAAACGCCTTTGGTGCCAACAAAGAACTTACCATTTTCTGGATTAATGCCAGCAAAAATAGCAGGTGCACCATCCCATTTGGTGGTGACATTTACTTTAGTATCAGCATGACCTGCTAACATATTGCGAAGTGCTTGTAGAAAGTTGATGGCAGACCTGGCACCTGATACGCCAAAATTTAGAACTTCATCCTCAATATGCTCGAGGTGAACATTTTTACCTTCTTTGCTTTCCGTTAAGTATTCTGTAAAATTCATTAGCTATACTTTATAAAAATACTACTGTTTTTTGTAGCAGATGAAGCATATTCAAAAATGTATTTGCAGAATTCATCTTCTTTTTTAGATTGTAATACTGCATAAACTAAACTAATACCAAGGTATTTGGACATCCACCAAGTTTTATCTTTTCTATGGCCAGCTTTTGCTTGCATTATTAAATCTTCTAAACTTTCTTTAGATTTTGACAAATATTTAAACATCGTAGCAAATTCTTTGAAATCGGAATCTTTTGGTTTTTCAATTGGTACTTGATTGGGTTGTGTTAACTTTGTTCTAGGAACTCCAGCTTCTATAGCACCAGACATTACAACTCCACCACCAATTTTTCCGCCTGCTGCACTTTTACCTTTAATTTCACCTTGCCAAGAAGATGGTTGTGGTCTACTAGAAAAATTTCGAAATTGAATTTCACCATCTACACCTTCTGATTTATATTGAATGTAAATATCTTTTGAATCAAACATATTTGCGCCAAGTTTTATTCCTTTAAACTGTGCTATAAGTGGTTTACCATTATTAAAAATTTTAGAGTGTGCTTCAGTTGCTTTAGGATCTAATTTTTTCAGAGAAATACCAATTAAATTGGTTTTCGCAAATTCATCATAGATGTAACGATTATAATCTCTGAGAGTTGGCCACCCTTCTTTTAATCTGAAATCTTTTTTGGCCATCCAAATATCAGCAGGATTCCATTTATCATCACCACTAATGCCACTATCTTTTTTAAATTTTCTCCATTGATCATAAATGGAATCTACGAACCTACCGCCACGATAAAATTTAAATCTTTTTCCTGTTTTAGCACCAGGCACTTCTTCAAAAATTTTATTTGATGTTTTTACAATGCTGAGAAACCACTTTTCATCCAAACCTTTCATGCATTGTTTTAGTGTTCTATCACAGTCGGCGTCAGAAATTGTTCTTTCTGTAACTTGTGAAATATCACCAAGAGGTTTACCATAATGCTGTCTTGTAGCACAAGCATAAGCTTGTAAAGATTCAGCAAGTGCAGTTACTTCTGCGCCGGCACCAGATTGGCCTGAAGTATCAGTATTAACTTTAGTAGGAATTTTCATATTCATGTGCCATACTATATTTTTGAAAAATTTATTTGATTATTGAAATTTATATCTGGTTCAAACTCAAAAAATTCCATAATTCTTTTTATTCCACCTTTTAACCATTCTATTACTTTTTCAAAAAGATCTGTAACAAAATCTTTAATTTTTTTAAAAATTCCAGTAATTATATTTTCTGTTAAAAATATACCATCATAATAATCAAATTCTTCTTTTAATTTTTTAGCTATCAAACCAACAACACCATAATAATGGTATCGGCCAGTTTTAACTTTTTCAATTTTTTGGGACATTGTTTTAAATCGGCAATCTACATTTGTCACTTCAGAAACTTTTTTAATTAGTTGTTTATTTTTTATTTTAGCGAATTTATTATTTTGCCCATTTTCGTCCGTAGAAAGTAACCAAATAGCCTTAGCTTTAGAATCACCAAATTTAACTTCACCACTCATAGCTTCATATACGAAATTATATTTAAATTCTTGATTTTCATTAAATAAATTTTCTAACATATTTTTTATTTCATGGTTTATTTTATTTGCTTTTTCAAGAACAATATCATTTCCTTTTTTTAAAGCTTCTCTGGTACCTCCTTCTTTTGTAAGCGTTAGTTCACTAAGCTTGTTCAATTTTAAATATATTTCTTTTGCTAAGTTTTCTGATTGCACACTTGGGGTGTTTTTAACCGCTGCATAAAAAGTAGCTTTGGCTTCTCTTTTTCCACCAGACATTAATTGTGCATCTCCCATTTTTATTGATATTCTTTCGTTACCTATTACAATATCAGTTTTTGGTGTTTTGGTTCCTCCTGCTACATTATATGGTTTCCAAAATTCTGCCCATTCATCAGTAACTTCCATACTTTTTAATTTATAAGCTTTTGTTCCAGTTACACCTTGTTGTTTTAAAAACTTAACAATGTTTTTTCCAGCCTGAGGTGATATTTTAGTTTTTTTTGAAAGTTTTGGAGGTTCAGTATTATTCCACGCAGAAACAATAACTAATTCCATTTTAGAACCCTCAGAATTAGATTCATTCAAAAACTGAATATCCTCAGAAATAAATTGTTTGAATGGTTTCATAAATTAATCTCTCTATAAGTTAATTTACTATTTATCTTATAATATCTATCTCTTTGTCACCTGTCCACACCTCAATCTCTGTTCTCAGTCGATTCTCTGTTTGGAGTGTTCTAAATCTACTACAAGCCTTCTTTTTCCACCATTCTACGATGTTTTCCAAATGGTGTTTATCATAGTTCTCCTTGTCTGGCACAAGTTTATCTGTCTTTCCAAGAACCACATCTTTAAAGTTGGAGAAGCCATAATTTGAATAGTAGTATCGTTTTTTTTCAGTCAAACCTTTGGCCTTTTCAATAGTGTTCATAAACAAGTCATAATCAGTCTTATGATTCTTTAATGATGCTTTGGTCATAGCAATAATTGTGTTGCTAATTTTTAATTTGCGACTAGATGCGTCAGCAGGAACAAATTCACCAACGATGCCTTCAACATAGTTTTTCAAATCTTCATAAGGTTTGCCGTGCATCATTGGTAGAAAATTGGATTCAGTTACACCGCCAAAACGCAAATAAGGTTTCATGCCATCATATTGTGATACGGCTTTTGTGGTGCCATATAAACTGGTCGTTTCAAACAAGCAAGTATTCATATTATATTTTTTGTCCAACATTTCTCTTACTTCATGTGAACAACAGATACCTGCAAGTAACTTTCCACCAAGATAATTGAAACCAAAAGGTTGTGCTGGTACAATTACGAAACCCATACCTGCAGCACGATTGAAAGCCTTTGTTGTTTCTAGTTCATTGGTCATTACACATTGAAGCAGTTCGTTTCTTGGTTTCATCATAATTGTTGGCGAACCAATACGAATAAAACCAACCCATTTCTTTGTTTTCTTTTCCATTACTGCAAGGCGAAGATTGCGACCAGGACTACTAAGGTTGTTGTGTGATGAAATTATATCCAAATACAACTGCCATCTTGCTGATTCCAATTCAACAACTTCAAACTCCATATCTTGTGGATTGATTGTGAAGTCATCAAATAAATCTGCTTCAGGTCCACAACCAGGCAGAGTAAAAGGCATCTCAGCAAGAGAGTTTAGTTTTTGCTCACGCATATATTCATCGATTCGGTTGAAGTCACCAAAATAATCTTCAAAGACCTTGGCACAATGTAAGGCCTGTTCATAATTTAAATTCATACTTTTAGTCCACCAAAATCACGATTAAATTTATTTTCTCGATTGCCAAATGTATTAATTGGGCCATTATCTTCATCTTGTCCTGAATCGGTAATGCCTTGTTGTGCTGATTCTTCTACATCATACAAGCGCATCTTAGACCTATCAACACCAACCACAAATCGTTTGAAGGCATTTGGATCAGAGTAACGATTTTTCAACTGTTTGACAAGTATCTGATTCAGGCTTTCTAATTCTTCATTTGTAATCAAAGCAAACATGAAGTCAGCAGTTGCAGGCAGACCAAACGATTCACTTGTATCTTCCAAACCAGGATCAGAATTCGTAAAACCACTTCTTGTTGTTTGTGTCGCAGAAACAATTGGTAGATTATTTTCTACAGCCAGACCACGAAGTTCTTCAGCAATTGATTTAATATAAGTGTAACTGTTCACATTACCGCCAGGTTTGATTCGAGCAGAAGCACAGATGTTAAGATAATCAATAAAGATAATATCAGGCTTAAATGATTTCTTCAATGCAAGTTCATTCAGCAAAGCACGAAAATGAAGGGCAGAGGCCGATGCGGTTGGATATTCTTTGATAATTAATTTGCCGTGTGTTTTAACTTTGAGTGATTCAAACTTGCGTTCATAATCATTCTTACTCATGGTATGTAGCTCATTGAAATCCACATTCAGCAAGTTCGCATCGATTCGTTCTGCAATCTTTTCTTCTGCCATTTCCATGGTAATATACAGAACATTATGACCTTGTGACAAACAACTGCCAGCCATATGACACATAAACAATGATTTACCAACACCAGTACCAGCAAGTGCGATATTCAAAGTCTTAACTGGTAAACCACCTTTTGTAATCTTGTTGAAAATATCCAAATCAAAGCGAACACGGCTTTCTACACGGTGATAAAAGTCATATCGGTCATCAAAGTCCTGCATATAATCGTGACCAACATTACTGTCAAAAGAAACACCAAGAGCATCACTTAATAGCTTTGGTATTTCTCCTTTGCTTCTTTTGGATTGTTTGTCATCTAAGATATGGACAGATTCCATGATGGCATTGTAGATGGCTTTATCTTGGCAAAACTTTTCAGTTTGCTCAGTAATCCATGCCAGTTCTACAGTTTCATCTTTGGTTTCTTTGATTGAATTGAGAAGTTCAATCGCTGACTTTACCTGTGGTTCTGTCAGCGATTTACTTTCGGTGAGATTAATTACAAGGGCTTCGTGTGATGGAAGATTTTTATATTTGTTGGTAAAATCAAAAACTTCTTTAAAAACAATTCGCTCCGCATCATCACTAAAATAATCAGAACGAATAAAGGGAATTACTTTGCGTGTAAATGCCTCATTGTAAATTAAGTTCTTCAGTATCGTCTGTTCCAGCCTCGTCATCTAATTCTTTCTTTTTCAGAATGTTATTATCAAAAATAGACACTAATATGTCACCCATCATTGTATCAAACTTTTTGTTTGATTGCAAGTCTTTAAATTCAAATTTACCTCCATCATCCAAAAAATAATCAAACTTAATTCTTGGAGGATCTTCTTCTACAACTTCAATTGTACCATAATGATAAACTACTCCTTCAAATTTTCCTTTTAATATGCGAATAGATGTTACTTTATCAACACCATCCATATCAACGAATCCATAATCTTCGCCTTCAACAGGCCATTTTTTCTCAGGCCGTAATTTCATCTTGTTCTTCCTGTATGATAGATCCAAAAGAAATGGAGTATTTTTGTTTAATAAACTCTTTAAACTTCTTATCGTTTAAAATATCTTTCCAAAATTCTTTAGTGTTGGTGTCCGATTCACGCAATTTAGCACCAAGTTCTCCGGTCTTTTGGTCAACTTTTGCATACCAACCCGCTGATGGTTTCTGAACAAAATTACCTTCTAATGCAATTTCTAATAGACCTGAATACCTTTGAATGCCGCCATCAAAAGATACTGTGACAGGAATTTTGGACTTCTCACGCACATAGCGAGATTTTTCAACATTGATAATGAAA